GGTTGCAGAACACTCTCATGAATCACCCACAGATAGGTGGTACTGGAGAACTGAAAGGGTCTGGAGACTAAACCTACAGACCTCATGACCACTGTGGCAGAAGTGATTGAGTTGGAGGTGGTAGTGTAAGTCCTTTTATTCAGGAGGTGATCATAGGTATTGGAGTCATCATGCTCGTAATACACTTCCAAAGTAGAAGCATCAGACAGGATCATGGAGATCCGATTGATCTTGGTAGAATCTGCAGAGGTAGTGGACCCATCTGTGGTCAGATCCTCATTGAGATGAAAGACCTTCAGACCTGTTCCAGAGGTGCTTTTACCAAATGCCACATAGATGTCTGTGTCTATAGTTTTATCTGCAGTGATGGTCAGAGAGTCCTCTGCCTGTGCAGAAATTGTAATCTGATCTGGAAACCCTGTGGACAGTGAACCCTTGGACCCGTTGGAATCTATGTAACAGACCTTAACTGTGTTTGAAGTGTCTGCATAAGCCATGATACAGGAGTCAATTGTGGTGTCATACTTCACCACATCAAACAGAAACGAGGTAGTATTGATGTCAGATGCAATGGTGACGATAGACCCCAAACTTGTAGGTTGCTCCACATTGATCTGTCTGGCAGCAAGTTTCTCTACACCTGTGTCTGTGTCTGCATAGAATATCGTGATGTTCTTGCCCTGAGAGACCACTCTGGGACTTCTACCATTGTTATCTACCAGTGCATCCTCTAGGACCACTACACCATTGTCTGAGTCCAAGACACTGCAACGTACTCCTCCAGAGGTGTCCTCCCAAGCATAGACGATGATGTTCTCACTAAGAGCACAATCGACTGCACTTTGCTGATTCTCATTTCTGATAAGATCTGTAGAAGTGGCATCCACCGATCTGAACCCTCCACGGTCCACCCACTTGGTCAGACCTGAAGCATACGAGTAGAGTTTGTTGGAACCAAAGACCAGAAGTTCATCCTCCAAGGATGTTAGTGCTTCTCCTGTAGGAAGTGTAGAACCATCTACCAACTCTGTACCCAGAGCAGAATAGCCAAACCTCTTCTCCACAGACTTACCCTTGGTGAAGACTGCATTCTCCAGTTCCACCAGTTTGGAGGAGAGAACTAATTTCTCATCTGTCTTGGTGTCTAAAGACCCAGATAGGTCAATTGGAACGAGTGCTTTTTGAAGTGGCATTCTTAGAGTTATCTAAATCCAATAGTGCTTGTCTGTAACCTAACAACCGTTGTTGTTCTACTGAAAAATGGTTTAACTTTTCTTGGATTTTTAATAACTCTTGGTCTATCTCTTCTAGTGTTTTCATTCAGGTTTCGGATTGTCGGCTTTGACTTTAGCTCGTTTTGCAGTGATCTCTTTCCACATCGTATCGTTCCCTTCTTCTTTTTCTGCTAGTGCTACGACTACATCTTGAATACTTGGGTAAGCTACTGCTCGATCTCGTTGGTACTGCTTTGCATCGTAGTCGGCTTGAAGTTCAGCTAATTTTGCTTGGATTGCTTCTTCTGATGGTTCTTCACCATTGCCATGATAGACAATACTTCCGTCCGCTTTTGTAGT